GCTCCCTTAACCGAATGACTCAAATTAAAGCGACTCCTGCTCCGATGAAGTTGAGGAACGCCGTTAAGAACATACTTACGCCTCATCGACACCACCCTCAATGAAAAGAGGAAAATCAACATTGGTGAATATCTCGCCACTTTCCTCGTTCATTACACCTACTTTAAAAAGCTGATAATCAGAAGGCGAAAAATCGGTTTTCGACAAAAAAGAACGAAAATACCTAATAGCTACATTATTATTTTTCAAAGCCATCGGAAAGCTAAAAGTCCCCGAAACGGTATCCTTAATTGAATAAAGCTCCATTAAAGTCTAATACCTCCACGCGAAATATATTTGGGCAAATTCCGACGATGAACACGCCTAGCAGTACGCCTGAAAAGACGACGAGAAACACGTCTACTCACTCTTTTCCTCATTTTTTAACTCCTTTTTAAATTTATCTTTAAAGTCAGAAATAGACTTCTGATTTTCCAAGCAAATTTTTTCAACCTCTTCGAAAACAGACTTAACGTCAAGGTCATCCGAAAGCTTATACTTCTCACGAAGATTATTAGCCTCGTCAATAAGCTTGCCATACTCAAGAATGTAATCTGAAGAAATATCGTAATCGGCGACTACGTCGGTAGGAGTAGCAGTCAAATGAGAGGGCAGCGGAATCTGCCCAGACAAAAACTTGTCAAGAACACGGTCGAGGGCGCAGTCCTCAAAAGACTGAATATACTCCTGCATGTCCTTAGTGCCGACTTGAACAACAGTATTTTCTTTCTCGGAAAATTCATACTCAGGCACTATCGAGCTTATACTCTGAGCAGACGAGCTCTCGCCTCTTTCCAACTCTTCTGTGCGATAATTTTCACTTCTATACTTCAAGATAAAATCCTCCAAAGTCTTCCTCAGCCCGTGCTCTTTAACGGACTGAATAAAAAAGAGCACGGAAATAAGGAGCATTATTATTATTTCCAAATTCTCTAAAATAAAATCAACCATGATTAAAAATCTTCGCCGTCAATAATCTTACGAGCGTAGTAGCGAATATCGGAAAGCTTATACTCTGCAAAAAGAGGGTTATGCACTTTTAAAAGACAGTCAAAATCCTCAAGATTCGACCGCCAAATAGACTTGTGAATCTCATACCACTTAGCCTTAGGATGACGAAGAATGACAATGTAGTGGCCATTCTTTGTGCTATAAATAGTATTTAATTTAATCATATCCTTCACCTCTGAAATAATTATAGCACAATCCGAACAAAAATACAAATACTTTTTTCTTATACCTGTATAAATTTTATTTATGACAGATGATAATTATTATTTATATTTCTATAAGTAGTAGTAGTAGTAGTAGGCATTGTGGAAATGTGGAAATGTGGCTCTTTCCCGCATTATACCTAGCTTTTTATTGTGGATAACTCTGTGGATAACTTGTGGATAACTCACCTTTTATTGTGGATAACTCACCTTTTATTGTGGATAAATGTTTTTTCTTTTAAACGCAAACACTCCAAAGTCTCTTTACTGCGCTCCAATATTTTAGCACGTTCAACACGATTTTTACGTATACTCTGCACATCAATACCATTTAAAGCGGCATTTTCCAAATACCGTCTAGGCTCGTTAATTTTTTGACCTCTAACATAAAAAACACCTAAGGAGCTATGATGAAGCTCCTTCAATCCTAATCCGGGACGGCGAGACATAGTAGTGAAAGGCTTATGCTTACCGTCCACATTTTGAAATTTTTGGAGATACTTAGCGACATAAACAAGGTTGTCAAAATCGATATTTCCAATAGAGTGAAAGCCTGCCACACGAGTAGAAGGCATAGAAACGCCACCACGCCACAAACGGTCAATCATAGAGGAAGTATAAAGGCTTTCTCTTTCACGGAAAATAACCATATCAGAAGGCCTAAAACCGAATACAGCTAAATGATAATGAGGGCGAAGGCCCTTACTGCCATACTCACCACACATAAAATAACGAATTTTAACAGGAGAAATAGCCTTTCTAAAACGCTTTAAAAAGCGTTGAACATCCTCTATATGAAGGTCACCATCTGTCTTCTCATAAGTTAAAGTTAAAAAAAATCCAACTTCTCCACAATCCTCATAATCGTGAAGCATACGAAGCGCCCACTCACGCGAATAAGACTTTTGACACTCAATACATTTTCCACACTTTACAGGAATGGTATAAAGGGTTTCTTTTTCCGCTATCGCGGAAAAAGTATAAACGTCACCATTCTCGGCTACTTCTCTTTTAATATTAAGCTTAACAGGGTACAAGCACATTTTAACCTCTTTAAGAGAGCTGACACCCTAAGGGTGTCAGTCCGCGCATATATATCAAGTAGTATAAAGCGGACGCGCCCGATTAACGGGCGCGCACTCAAATTTTAACATTATCCAAGTCGTCAAAAAGACTATCCAAATACTCTTTTGAGTAACGTCTTTCAATAGAACGAGACAAACGAGCATCACGACGAGAGTCGCGAGCCGTCCGACCAGCATAATTAATCAAAGCCGAGTCGCGAACGGCGCCTGAAGATAATTTAGCACCAGTCACACGAGCATTTGAATTAATAAGACTAGAAGTAATTTTCGAATTAGCCGCCACAGAGCTACCCGCTAACCGCGAGAAGCCGCCTACAAGCGCTGCGAGAAGAGAAATTACACCCTCACCAGAACGCTGAGGTGATGCAGACGAGCTCCGCGCGGTAGTGGAAGTCCCAGCGAATCCGCCAACCTGTGCACCACTGCCAGAAACACTAAGGGCAGGGTTAAGCCCTGCGGCTATAAGGTCGGCAACTTCACGTTGATGGGCTGTATCTGCGCGCTCCCAACCCTCACGAGTCATTCGCTCTTCATAGTCACGCGCATTTTGGGCCTGCTCCGCATTAAATGAATTTTCAAAACCGAGCGTTTCAAGCTGGCGGTTATAGTCACGTTGACCGGTAAAAAGATTATGAAGCCACCCGCCAAGAATAGAGTTAGCAGGGTCTCCGCCACTACCCCAGTCCTTATTAATAGGAGCACTTTCGTATTTATATTCACTCATATTTTTTTTAATGATGGTCAATAAGGCCAGGAACAGAATATGTCGACATTACACGAGTAGCCGTCAACTCATAATACATATCATACATGAATTGAGGTGTAAGAGGACTAGTCCCGTCAACACTCAAAGCCCTATCAACAAAGATATAAGGCTCTTCAATAAATGACTTAACGAGAGAAGGAGCAGACGAATACTCATCACCAAAATGCCATATATCAAGTCCTGATTTAGAAGTAGAATTTAAAGCACCGCATATCCTATTCGGCAAAGAACGGTAATGCACCCAAGCCTCGTTATAGCCGAAAATCTGACTATCTCCACATTTTGAATAAAGCTCGTATTTCATAATAGGCTGCTCGCCTATATTATTCAAAGTGGGTAAATAAAAATCATACTGTCCTTTTCGAGTGAAAAGGCGAGGTATTCCTTGCTGGTAAGAATGAATTTGGCGAATGCAGCCCACGCTAATAACATATCCGTGCTCGGTGAAAGACTTAACGTACGAAGACTTTCCAAATGAAGAAGACCAGCCCGACACGGAAGCGATAGGAGTCGGGGTCTCGGAGGCAGAAGAGGCAGGAGCCGTCTGCACAGTTTGAAAAACGGAAACGGGAATACGCCGACCTCCTAAAAATTCAGAACGCTGTAAACGTGCATCTGGTGAAGAAACGCCGAAAAAGCTACGAAGCATTTCGACATATCTCGAGCCGCCCCTAGCAAACGTCTCTAAAATTTTCTGCATTTGAAAAGCGAAGCGCAAGTCATTAACAGTTACAGAGTTTACCTCAGCATTAACTCTGGCATACAAGTTATTTGGATAAACGCCGTCGCCAGAAACGTCAACAGGCTCGGTATTGTTAAATTTATAAGTGCCGTTAATAACAGGCTGAGAGCCAGACGGAGCCGACACGACAGGAAAAAATTGCTGAGAAATTTCGCCACTGCCAGAAAAGTCACCCCAAGTCATAGGGCCGTTAAACATAGAATCAGGCAAGCGACTATCGCCAGTAAACACAGGAGCATTCTGTTGAATTTCGGCAATAGGAAAGCTAACAGCATCACCTTTTTGAGGAGAAGGCAGACACGAGGTGAATATATCGTGAATTTTTGCAACCTTAGGAAGTCGTCCAAAATAATTATTAACACTCCAATCATCAGTGTTAAAAGACTCATTAGACGTACGAGAATTTCCGGTCGAAATATTCATGGGATTTATCAAATTTTCGTCGCGAAACCAATCGTCGTATATTTTAGCAAAAGCTCTAAAAGGAAGAACATTAATAGGAACACTTCCAAGAGCGGTGCCCTGCGGCAGGCCGAAAGCAGAAGCGACGGTATCGGCCCTGTTATTAGTAGAAAGCGGACAAGTCGGCACCGAATAAGAAGTCGAAGGTGCCCAAGCTGTCGAGCTTTCACCCATAATCTGTTCCCAATTAGTCAAAAGACGATTAGGCACGAAAAAATGATAAACGTCCAAGAAAAGATTATCTAAAACGGGCTTAATAAACGAAGAAGTCACGCGCAGAACAATCCTGGGATTAGCTTTAAAGGTGTCACCTGGCAACACCTCCAAAACGTCAAGGGGAACAAGGTCACCGACATTCATTGCTCCCTTAACCGAATGACTCAAATTAAAGCGACTCCTGCTCCGATGAAGTTGAG